GTACTGTGAGTATTCATCTTGAAAAATAGTTTGATTTAAGAGTTCTAGAGGATTACCTTGAATAGATTCAACTACAATATCTTGAGTTACTCTATAACCAGCATCTGAAGGTTTGAAAAGATAGTCTTTTGGCTTTACTACTTCAACATCTTCTCCATATAGAGCGCCAAAAAGTATTTTAAAAGACTTATCTGTTCCTTTTGAATCGTAGAAATCTTTTGCTCTTGAAATAAAAGTTTTAGAATTTAAATCAGAATCTAAAGTTCTCTCAGAAAATCCTGGAATGAATTGTTTTTTAATTTTAGTGAAAAATTCACTTAAAAATAATACACTAAGGTTATAAATCTTTGCTTCTTTTTTATGTTCATCTGCAGAAGAAGACTTAAAAACTAATTCATCTGGAGTAGTTGGAGATTTTAATGATGTAACTCCACTAAATCCTCTCTTACATCCTTCAAAAGTAAATTGAGTTTTATATTCATAAGTGATGATTTCATTATCGATCAATAAAAGTCCCCATCTTTCGGGGAATCCTTGAGTGAAGGTGCTAATTAACTGTCCTACTCCGAGAGCACCTGCATTTATTGTCGTATCATTCAATGATACATCTTGGGAAAGATAGGTAAATTCTTTTGTTGACGAGTTCTCTTCTAGTTTTAAGTACTTATCAATATTTTGAATGAGATCAAAAGATCCACCTTGAAATTCTTGTGATATGTAATACTGCTTTAAAAACTCCCCAATTAATGGGAAGTCTTCGCGCACAAACTCTGGTAGTTGATTTTCAACTATCGATTGAAGTTTTACTCTATCTTCCGTCATTCTTTATCTTACTAAGTTTGAATTTGAGTAGCTTGATGATACGATGTAGTTTGTTCCAGATATATCAGCACCAGATGCTATTTGATCTGATATCATGTTAATTGTTGTTTTGTTGTTATCCAATTGAAGATACAAATCTTGCAAACCGATAACATCATTAGAGTACGGGGAGATAGAAAATTCTATCAAAGACTCTCCTCTATTTACACTAGTAGAAATGATATTAATTGGATTTAATTTTATTTCGCCCTTCAAGTAATCAACTGTTCCAACTGCTCTTCTCACGATTTTTGATTGAGTTGGAGACTCTAATGAGAAGATAAAAATTTGTCCAGTTTCCAGATTTGCATCAGGAATATCAGAGAAATAAACTGTTCCAGATATTCCACTTACAACAAACCCAGATGATCTAATATTATATCCAGTTGTCTTTTCAATATGGAATCTATTTCCAAAACATATTTCGTATTCAGTGAAAGAATTGAGATTCGCTCTCATATCCCTTCTCATAGTTACACGAGTAATATTTGATGTGATTGATTCATGACTGTCATCAATCAATTTTAAGAACTTACTATACTTAAATCTTGCTCCAAACTTATTCAACTCAGTTGAGTCTGAATATTCTAGAATATTATTACTTACAATTGATTTAACATATGCTGCATTTGGAGCAAGATTTGTATTATAATAAACACTAGTGTCTATTTCAATGTAAAGATATTTGAGATCTACAATTTCAGTTACAATACCCGCAACCGAGTACTTTTTAATTAATCTCTTGATATTCTCTTTGATCAAGTTTGATAGATAAACACCATTAAATGGTTTTACACTTATGAATACTTTTCCATATTGTGGTGGATCTAATTCCTCTCCACCATATACTGATACTGATTCCGTTTCTGGATAAACGGTTGGAATAATTGATTCATAATCTTGTGCTGTTACAGCTCTATTTCTAGATGCATATATTTGAGTCGAAAACTTCTTAATGGAGTCAATCCCTTCAATATCTCTTCCGCCATATGAAATTTGATTGTTGCTAATCTGAGAAATACCAGAAGTAATTACAGATCCATTATTATCTAATAATCTACCAGCAAATACATATGAAGAGTTTACGTTGTTTCCACTAACTCCATTACAAATCATGTAAGAAACTTCAATGTAATTTGGTTCTTGTAATTTTTTACCAAATATTCCATCACCAAAAATTATTTCATATCTTTCATCTTCAACTTCTTGAACAAAGTAAATTGCAGATTCACCATTTATATCGAAAAGACTATCTGATCTTCTATATTTTCTAGAAACAGAAGAAAGTTGTGAATCTCTTACTATAACACTAATTGAAGAAATATCTATTCCACTATTATCTAATATAAATCTTTGATTTAAATTGAAGGAATTAACCGTAAAGTTAGTCGTAACGTATGTTCCTTCATAAACATCAATATTATCAAATGATGCAATACCTGTGCTATCTACAGGAACTGTAACATCAGATAAAATGGAGAATGAAAAACTCTCTCCATTAAAGACATTAGTTGTTGTAATTACATTCCCAGCTTTAAGTGTAATTGAAACTGGATTCGTAGAGAAATTTGTTGTATCAACAAAGAACGATATATTTGAAATTGCAGATTTTCTTGATCTTGGAACATATCCAATATTTCTTGCCAGAGAAACTACATTCTCTCTTAATGTCGCACTATCAATGAATACCTCATTCGATACCATATTGGCATTGTATGAGGTAATATATGTGTTATATGCTAGAAGATCGATGATTGTTGATAGATTCGATCCTTCAAAATCATAGTCAGTAAAATTCGAATTCGATCTAAGGTAATCCTTAATCGAAGTTTTTATCTGATCGAAGTCTATGTTGCTGAAATTAACTAAGGGCATTTACCTTGCTGGTTGTAATGCAAATGACAATTTTTGTGCAGGAACATCAATTCCTACAATATAATACTTAATAGTAATATTATATTCTCCATCGTCATAATTTGGAGACACTGAAACATCAATTAAATCCACTCTTGGCTCATAATTTTCAATCACAGTCTCAATTTCACTCTTAAGAACCGAAGATGTAATTTCATCCAATGGTTCAAAGAGTAAACCATAAACGCCAGATCCAAGATTTTGGTTAAAAGGACGTTCTCCTTTTTGAGTCAGTATCAAATTACGAACAGATCTGGCAATAGCAGTTTCGTTAGTAAGAGAAATTAAGTCAAAATTCAGGGGATTAACCTGAAATGACATACTTACGTCTTTAAATCCCTTACTAACTCGTTCTGCAGGCATCTAGATGTTAAATCTATCTTATTTATTAGAGTTTTTTGACATCATAGACTGGTTCTGTTCCATATTCCCAATCATCATAGTCATCATCATTGCGAATTTTCTCATGAATTTCATTTTGAACATGAAAATCATGTTTTTTGGGAGTCAAATCATCATTTGCAATCTCACGGAGCATTTTTCCCTTTGGTTTGCTCCAATAATCAGTAATTAAACTAGTCGTTCCCCATGTTTCTCGCATATAATCGACATTTCTGTCGGGATTGGGGTTGTTAGCCATCTGTTTTTTCCTCTGTTAGGGGTTGAACAGAACTTTTTACGGGGTTGCTATCCCGTTCTTTAGCAGTTTTCCAAAAATATTCCTCTTCTTCACCCATTCCAAGGCGATCATAACTGTTTTCAACCTGATAATAGCGTGTTGAAACCTTAAAATCGGGTATCTTAGGTTCTTTTGGCGTCAAACTATTATCATAAATTCGCATTCTATTGTTTGGATACAGTCCAAATTGTCCATTTTCAAGTTCAATTAGGTTATGTGACTTATGTTCTGCAGGATTTTCACTTGTTGCCCAATCAACATAGTCAGGATCATGGTGATAGTTATCGATTGTGCAAATATATGTACCTTTCATAGTTCCGTGATCTCTAGTATAGCACTCAAAATCCATACTTCCAATGAATTTTTTATTAATTGAAACAACTCCATAATCCATACAATTCCAGAATTGCAGGTTAGGTAGATTCATATCAGGTTCAGGCGTCTCAGGACGAGCCACAAAGGCACTGATGGGCAGCTTATCATACATTGCAGCATACTCTGGTAAGTATGTCTCAAAATAGAATGCACGTCCAGGAATACTCTTTGCAGATATCCATATACCTTTTACAAATTCTCCCCATCCACTCTGATGATCAGTAAGATACTCCTTTCTTACCCATACCTCAACAGATGGTAAATTGGTAATTAAACAAGACATTCAATTCTCTCCTAGAGAAACTCCGGGTGTGGAGTTTCCGGTTCTCTCTCTATTAGTTATAAACATAAAAAAAGACTCCCACATAAAGGGGAGTCACTTTTAGATTACTTACCTTGTCCTCGATACTTTTTCCTTGCTTTATTTCTGCTCGTTGCAGCATACTTTGTATGACTCCCATTACCCTGTCGGGTATTCTTGGGTTTTGATTCAATGATTGCTGAACCACTCAGTGATTTCTTTTTAATTGCCATGGTTAAATTTCCTCCAGTTCAATGAAAGATGGATCAAAGTCTTCACCATCATAATACCTAAATGCTAATTCTTCAAGAACCTCAGCAGATTCTTCATGACTGAGGTTCTGATAAAGTGTTTCTCCTTTATATTTGATATTAAATAACTCTCGTTTTTTCATGGCCTACACGGATACGAGGATCACACCAGATTTCAAATCCTTCTTCTTTTGCATCAAGACAGAATGATACATCTTCACCACACATATCTTGTACATTACCAGATTCAAAGACTTGCATCTTCGGAGCAAACCAAGGATACTCAAGATTCTCAAAAACACCTTTCTTGATTAGTACCCAACCAAAACCAGTGTAATCAACAGTAAAAGGCTTCTTACGCTTGGTAATTGAATCAACAGTTTCATGATTCATGACTCCACCATTCTTACGGAAGTCATCCTCTTCTAACCAATGAGCAACAGATGTTGTATGTCCATCTTCCGTTGCATACCATCCAGCAGTAATCTCATGCTCAGTACCATCTTCACTCAGAGCAAGATCACACAGTTGCCAGAATTTCTCACTATTGAATACAATATCACTATCAATCCACAACTGATAGTCATACTCAAGTTTTCCATCCCAAGGTTTTTGATTTGGGCCACGAAGTACATTTGCACCAAGTACCTTACAACGTGCAAAGTTCACCATTGAAGAATAGTCTTGAGAAATTTGAATACTCATTCCATTTTGTACAAGATCAAAACAGAGTTGTACAAAGTTCTTCAGAAAAGTAAATGAACATCCACGTCCAGGTAAGCAAAATACAATTGCCTTTCCTTTCATTCGTTCTTTAATCGCATCAATATCCCAAGTAGGTTCAGTGCTTTTGGGTGTTGCTGCTTTTACAGTAAATCCTTTTGCCATGTGTCGAAATAACTTTCAGTTCAATTTTAACAGTTTATATATCTCTTGTCAATATGATGGGCCACCAGCAGGGCCTCGATCTTCCATTAATGGAAATACTTCCTCATATGACAAATCCTCAACCATATAGTCAGTCTTCATTAAACCAACCATATTGTTGAGTTGTTCCCATGTCCTATTGAAATCATCCTCTTTTAATGAATGAAAAATACATCTATCCTTTGCATAGATGTGAAATATTTTCTCTCTGGGGGGCATAAAATCCTCCGGAATTTTTTTTACAAATTTCAGTTCGTTAACGCATTATATATAACCACTATCAAAATGCCAAGTGGTATTAACACTACCTTTCCCATTGTTTTCGGATACCTAATCAACCATCCTGCAAAAACAACTCTCCAAAAATTCCAATAGGGACTCTTTCTCATACTCCGGAAATTTTTTTTGAATTTGATATAGCTCGAGCGATTTGTCACCTCTGTAGGTTAGGGTAGTTAGCGTTTTTTATATCACGCCGCCGCGACGATATAAACGAACGGCACAAAACACTGTCGTTTCACTGATACTCAGAGTCTAACACATAAGGGGACTAAGTGTCAACCACTGAGCCCCCACTATGTTATCAGAACTCGATAGGATTCAGAGTCGGTTCGTTATACTCAGAGGACTGCTGATTGTCTTCGATAAGAGTATCGAGGATGGACAGAATCTCGCTGCCAGTGTTACCTTGAGACAGCAGAGAAAGCATCACAGACTTGGACATGATTAAAGAAGGAAAAGTGTAGTTAACTAGTGTGTGTCTTAAGTAATCAGAAAGGGTTCGTCCAGGTGTTATACTGACGACTGGTAATCT